GGGGGTGCATAGCTACGAAAGCATACGGAGCAGTTCCTGAAGCGGCAACAACCTTGTTGGCACTCGTGGAAATGTTTTGTCCAATATAACCAGGTGAAAGAAGAGCATGTTTATACGTCTTAATATAGAGAGTATATGACCCTGCTGCATTATCGTCCAAACGTATAGTGTCTGAGACACTGTAACGATGTAGAATGTTGCGTAGAGAACAAATACACTCCCCAAAATTGAGACCATACCTATCGGGATGAGGTTTTGATTCCTGCCCCATGACCATCTTACCTGAAGTCAGTTCCACATGATCCTCGGCTTGCAGATCGAAGAAAGAAGGATTCTCCTCCGTATACGAGTTGCCAAGGTGATCGCTAGGATTTGCAAATTCAAAGTCGGGTCCACCCGACACGAAGAACAAAAGTCCTACAGAACTAGCAGCAGGAGCCGTGAGATTAGTCAACACTCGCACAGTGAATAAGCCATTGTCAAATCCATTGCGCAGAGGCAGACTGTTGCCTAAGTTCCAGTTGTCAGCTGTAACATCATTGGCAACACTCAACCAAGCTCTTGCTTGCTGGTATGGGATGACGAACTCAACATCATCTTGTTCGCCAATATCCACGATCTGTGTGTATACTGTGTTCTCCGGTGCACTCGTAGTCGAAATATCGTTACGAGGATCAAAACTTATCTTCAATCGGCCTTTGTGAAATTTTGTCGCAATGATCTTGACTCGGATCTTGAGAGATCCTCGCCAGTTCTTAAACATCATGCCGAGATAGGATAAGGGCGTGTGCCAGACTGTCTGTCCAACTGTTGCTGAAGCAACATTCTGTATATTTGCACGCGCCCACAACATTGGATTCACACGACACACGAAAAGATTCGTATCAACGATATCTGTCGTTTGCCATACTGTTTGTCCAAAAAAGGATTCCTTCTGCTTGAGATAATTAATCGATAACTCATCTTCTGTTGCCAAAACATGCAACGACGGGTCAATCGACAACTCTTGCTTAGGATCCAATGTTAGCTTCTGCACTGGAGTACCG